AGCCAGATTTTTATTACGCAACCTATTAAGACGATCACGCCAAGCAACTCTATTAACACTGCTTACCTCTTTAAACGAAGAGTCATAACTTCTAGCCATCACATCAACGTGTGTATCACCGTTAGCGTTTAATTTTTCTATAACTACGTCACGCCAGTGGTTGCTAGTTTCATCTGACAGCCAGTTTAATGTGCTGTACTTACTTCTCTCTATTAGGAATGTAGACTTGTAGTCTGCATATAGATTAGAGTTTAGTCCAACTGCCCCCAATGTAAGCATAAATGCCAATACCGCTACCGGGATTCCAATTCGTACCATCCGCATATCTTATATCACCATCTCTAGGTTTGCCCCTATTACTTGCAATTGTAGTATTAGAAGGGTCTGTGTTAGTTTGCTCTAGCCGCATTAAATCTAAATTAAATATAATATCTGACAATCTATTTAATTCACTAAACAAGTAATCAGATAAATTTTCATTGTTTACTGGAGCAGGGTTAGGTGTCCATCTGTTAACTGATTTAATATTTTTAACTGGAGCATTAGCCATAACTTCTTAAACCTCTAAGTCCACGTTGCTGTACCTCAAATGCTACACCATGTAGTTTCCAATCTATGTCAGTAGTAGACTCTACTTTAATACCAAAGTATTTACCGCTTACGCGACATGACACTTTAGATTGACTGTTAGGATTAAACGCTACTGGGCCTTCCCAAGTAATACCTTGCTCTGTACTTATTTGTTTACCAATGTAAACATTAACAGTATTGTCACCACTAACCTCAATCTGAGGATATACAGCAGATACAAACTTAACAGACTGTGGATCATTTAAATCAAGACCTGTGCGTTCTACAAAAGATGTCATGTTTGTTCCGTCTTTAGTGTTACCGAAACTATCACGAAATATTTTAGTATTAGTTACATCACAGAATACTAGGTTCTTTTTAACATTGTCATAGTTTCTTTCACCCCATGCACCTGTTCCTAAATCCCAGTCTTCTGTACTGGCATCCCATGTAGCGCCAGTAGTTATATCTATAATGCCATCATGTATGTAAGACGTATCTGGTAAATCTCTAAATGAAAAAGTGTTGTCCTTCCAATTCCATATAAGGGCTTTGTCTACTACGTCACTTCCAGAACTAGGAAAACAAGCAAGCATTTCATTACGAACATAATCTGCCGCAACAAAACACTTTTGATAATTGTCGCCAGACAAGTCTTCAAACATTGATCTGCGTACTTTGTTAGGAAGCAATGGTGTTACAGTCTGACCATTGCATATGTAGCAATCACTATTACCAATAAAGAAATGACCGCCATCAAACTCTTTAATAGATTCTTTAGACAATGCACCCACAGTAGGGCTAAGAAGTTTAAACGAAAATATGTAGGGAGTTCCTACATAGTTCATAATGTAAATAGAATCTTCTTTATAGATTAAAAATGAGTCACCTAGCGGTAGGCCGTCTACGATGTCTCCGGGCGTATCAGATAACTCATACTCACCCGCATCTAAAGTAGCGTCAGTCTCATCCCATGTAGAAGGAGCCGCACCATAAGCGGCTTCAGTAGACCATTTAACTAATCGTGGTTCTGGATTATTCCTGTTCCAATTAAGACCTACAAGGAATGTTCTAAATGATCTAATAGACTTGCATGAATTACCGCTAGGCCAGTTCTGCAAATTTCTAAATGGAGTAGCAGTGCTAGGTATACCTGCGTTTAAAGGCCACATTTGTGGTTCATCAAATCCATTAGTAGAAACTACCAGACCATTAAGGTTAGTAGCAGTCCATCTACGGCTAGATGTATTAGCATTGTAATCACTATCTAATGTTGCGGTTGATCCAGAAGGATAAACTACAGAGTCATCTGGATGAGCATATGTTGTTGTACCTGTAAGGGTAATAACTCCAGTTGATGTGTCTCTAGCGCTGTAAGTTAACTCCTCATATTTGTTAGCCGTTCCAGTATCTATGCCTAGCCTTAGTGTGCCAGTAGCAGACAAAGCAGTTAATGCTGTTCCTGTATCTACAGTAATGCTAGACGCACTTGCCAGTACAGCACCGTTTAAAGTTAATGTGCTTTGTTTTGTAACATCAACCCATACAGTGCCAGTAAACACTGCGATGTCTGTAGCACCATAGGCTATCCAGTAGTAAAGCCCTGATGCTGTCAAGTATGGATGAATGTAGTAAGGAGCAAACGGACAAGTAGCCATCACTTCCTTGTAACCTGCGACTTTCTTTACGCCGTTATCAAGGAATCTTACATTGTTTCCATCAGACCATGCACCTTGTGGAAGATTATAAGGAGGTATATCCTTTATTATTCCTACGGAGCCTACGTTGTCAAAAGGTATTAATGGCATTTATTCTGGTGGCGTGGGCCATGTAATATTAAAAGGATCAGACTGCTTTGTAATATCTCTTAACTCTTGTCTATAAACTTTCCATTGATCTCTTAAACTTTCTTCCATAGGTACATCAGGTAGTACAGTCCAATCACAATCTTCTAGTTTATATTTTTGCTCGACCCTTACACTTACCCACTGAGTATCTGGAACATATCCTAAAACTCTATTATAAGCAGGTTTGTCAGGTGGGTTGTTATAGATAACGTGCTTATCATAGTTGTCCTCAGAAAATTCAAATTCCTTGGAGTTTATCATAAACCCATTATTAGGTGTTAATTGAATAAGACAATCACTAATAAATCCTGCTGATAAAATCATAGCCATTCCTCTACAATAAATTCATACTGTGCATACGCTGCCCAACCATCAAGAGGATATTGGTTTTGCCCGTATATTGCTATTGTTCTTGCTCCTGCGGCAAGCCCTGTAATTTCCCAAGTATGGCTACCCATTCCACGCATAGCACTTGTTCCACCTGCATGACCACCTGCGGCTAAATCATCATCAAAGTATTGCATAAGGATTGCCCCAGAAGGAGTTACACCTGTTGCGGCGGCATCAACATACAAAGATACCAAGTTTCCTTCGCTTGGGCTAGGCGTTCCAAAACTGGAAGCAACTTCACAATCACATCTCCAAGTTACAGCAAGTTTAGATGAGGCGTTCTGCTTTGTATAAGATATAGACATATCGGTCAAGGTAGGTGTAGACGCTCTAACATTTGATGCGCTAGTACCTGTGTAAAACTGTCTGTTTAAAAGCGTGACACTGTTTGCTACAGCAGACACAACCTCCCAATCAGAGTTAGCAGTATTCCTAACCTTAACTAAATCAGTAGATGTATCAAACCAGAGTTGTCCTGCTGATGTAGATGTGGGGGCTGTTGCTCCTGTATGAATACCGTTGATGGCTTCATATGCGTTAGGCAGTGTACCCTGTAGAACAGATTTAATTAGTCTAAGGTGATCGTCACCCTGACTAATTGCATCTGTACCTGTGGGGTTAGTATCTACCAACCCGCTAATAAAACTTGCGCTTTCTAATGCCATTATATGTACCTAACGTGATATTCATCAACCTCTGCATCTGGTGATGTAGGCCAACCCCAATACGTTTTATCAACTACTATAGTAACTACTTCAGTTTCTGATCCCGCAGTTTGAACTCCTGTATCACTTACAACTGGAATATATTTTTCTTCTTGGACTTTATAATGTTGGAAGTTACGAACTGCGTCCAAAGATGCAAATGCTTCTACGCCTTTTTCAAGAGTGTTGCCATAAGCCCTCACATCATTTCTATATGTTGTCCATTCAGAAGGTACGCCCTCTCCTTCGTCAATTGATCTTATAACCATCCAATCAGAAGAGGAAAGCAATTGGCCTGTATTTTCTTTGATGCTTTTAATAATATTACTTTTTAATTCTTCAACATCTCTCTCAACAGCCTCATAAGAAATTACATATTCCCCATCAACTATTTCAGATGTTTGTAATCCCGCAGTGTAATACTGGCTATCAATACTCTCAACTCTAGCAGGATATATGCCTAAAGATTTTAATTCTTCTTTACTCCATAGCGTAAATATATTAGCGGGATGCTGTATATCATCTATGTTTATAGGTCGTGGGGTATTGATAATCCCTACTGTTTCTTTATACCACATTGTTATCTCCCGTTAGAATATTTGAATGGTGATTCGGCAAAGGCTAAATAAATATAATTACCTGATGCGACATTTATGGCGGTGTTTGCACTGCGCCACTTAAATCCATTTGATAAAAAATCTACATTGACCCCACCAGAAGTAGTCCCTGCGTTGTTTAAATTTGGATGCAAGTAATCGTCCATTACATTAAATTCAGATCGTTTATTATCGTACATAATCCAGTCTCTGGTAGAATTTATTTGTTTTACCATTAACCACTGAGGTTTAAACCCTGTGTAAACATAAATTCCATTTGCATCCCCATTGCCTCTATAAAGACCTACCATGCTGTAATTTTCTACTGAATGGAAGCAGTAGGCTACAAAATCATCCGTTAATGTTCCACCTGTAGTTCCTACCGAAAATACTGAAGCCGTAGGTGATGTCGAATTAAAATAACCAGACCCTGCATCTTGTTGATCAGTAGTGTTTAAAAACAAAGTATGTGCATTGCCAACAGGTTCGCTATAAACAAGCCATGAAGCCGCCGCTTCTCTATTTTTCATTATGATTAACTCTGGCGCTTTACTTAAGCCATGACCTACTGTTACATTATTATTCGTCCAAGTAACAGCACTAAATCCCGCCGAAGGATTGGCGCTTACTGAACTTGTAACAGAGCCGTCACCGTTAGAGACTGCTGTGCCTCCCGCTTTCCAAGCCCAATTAACGTAGTTTTGTCCTGACG